AGTTTACAGTGACTCTACGTTTTCTGAGAACATAATCTGGAAGACATTGAGGATAAGGTAATGCCGATTCGAAATAGTCCTTTCTCATACGTCTAGTCGTGATACCTTCGAGATTTTGTTCCGATGTGTTCTCCTTGAGAATTGTAGTTTTCTTCTGTGTAAGAGTTTGATCGTCTTGTAGATTTGGCTGAGTTTTGGTTTGCATTTTTAGCTCCTTTGAGCACGTTTAGTGGATTGATTACTCCGGTAGCATTTGAGACTCCAGAGATTACTTTGTTGATGCGTTTTTCGTAGTTGTCGAATTTGAGGAATTTACGATCTTGTTCAGCTTGTTCTTTTAGTAAGGAAGCTTCAGTTTTTCGTAGAAGAGCCTCAGCTTTTCCAGCTTCGTAGAGTTCTTTTTGATTTTGTTGAAGCATTTTATTTTGAATAATTTTTGTTGAGTTATCAACTTCAAGATTAAAGCGTTCAGCATCGTTTTTTGCTTCTTGAGATTGATTTACTCGTTTTTGTGATTCAACAGCTTCAATTTCTTTGTCGATTCTACGGGCTTCTATAGCAGATTGAGCAGCGTTTTCTAAGCCTTCTAGTTCGTTGACTGGTTTTTGTTCGATCATTTGAGCAGAGCCGCCAGATGCGCCTGAGCCGAGTGATAGAATTGGATTTAAGCCAGCAGCTTTTAAGTCAGCAGCTTCTCGTTGATGGGCAGTATTAGACATGCGTTCTTGCCATGCCATGTTTTCGCGCATCATTTTTAAGTTAGCTTTGTTTGCGGCTTTCGCTGAGTTTGCACCCATGAAGCCCCCCGCGAGGGAGGCTCCAGCGCCGATTACGGCAGCACCTGTGATTGGGTCCATGGGTTACAGCCTTGTTAAGCCGGGTACAGATCGTACTGGCATTGGTCTGGCTGCGACGTTATCGAAGAAAGCGTCGATGATAAAGGCAGGTTGAGAAGGTACAGCGATTACTCGATCGATTGGGGGATTTTCCGCGATGAAGCCAGTGTTAAGAGCAGGAGTTCCTTCGAACTCTTGAGCTAGGTGCCATACATCTAGAGATTGAGTGGCGTTTGAGCGGAATAGACCAGTGATTTGTGAAGGACGGTAACGGTATTCTGAGTAGCGTTCTTGGAAACCGAAGGTTTCGTCATCAGAGGCGGTACCGTTTGTTTTTAGTTCCTTGTTTTTGATTGCTTGTTCCCCTAAGTTTGCGAATGTCGGCCAGTAGAAGTCGAAGCGTGTTTTTTGAGACCATAGTCGATTTAGTCCTTGTTGATAATTAAGGTCAGCGCGGACAGATACGAATCCAAGGATGATTTCATGTTCCGTAAATGTTTTTGTAAATCCATTTTGAGACATGGAGATAGTTCCGATTCCTGCAAGATTTCCTTGAGGAGTTGTTCCGTCGCCAGATGCGGATTGTTGCGCGATCGGGTTGATAGTAAGCGGAGATGAGCCGCCGCCAAGGTATTCAGGTCTTTGTAGTCGGGCGTCTGGGGAAGTGACATTGAAGTGAGCCTTTACAGTTTCGGTATATCGAGTACCTGAGCGAGCATCTAGCTCGAAGAACTGTTGTAAAGAGACTGCCTCTCGAAAGGCGTTTACTGAGATTGCTGAAGCGTCTGAAAGATCAGCATAGAGAGAATTAGGGTCTACTTGAAGACCAGTTTCGTCGCCAAAGCGAACGAAGTTTTCCGCGCCAGTTTGAGCGGCTCGGTTAGTAGAGATCATAGAGACAGTAGGAGCTTGAGGATTAGCAGTTTCGCGCATTTTCCAATTAGTAGCGCTCACGTTATTTCTAAAACCAATATCAGTATTGGTTGAAATGATAGTTTTAGAAGTAGGTAGCGTTTTATGAAGGGGAGCACGGTCACCTAGAGGGATTACGACAGGATCTGATTTTTGAGCCCAAGGAAGGGCTGAAGTGAAGTAGTCCTTGCGTTTGTTTCTGATTGGAAGAGAGTAAAGATTAGGATTATCTGAAGAGTCGTCTTTTTTTACAGTAAGACGCTCTTGTAGGTTTTCGTCACGATACCATTCGTTCCACGTTAAGTTTATCGCACGCAGGATTAATGAGCCGTGTTCAAATCCTGCGACTTTAGTAGGTAGACCGAGATAGTCGAAGATAGACTGTTCGGCATAGCCGCCAGCAGGAGGAGACATTTGAGGGATTACGAAGTCAGTAGAGTCGCCGGGATTGGGTTGTTCACCCATAAGACGGACGAAGTTTTCCATGACTAGTCGATAGGGTACAGAGAAGAAGTGCACGTCTACGTAGACGTTGTCCATGATGGGTTTGAGAGGAGTAGCGAAGCGTCCGAAGATAGTTGGTTTAACCTTAAAGGTGTCACCGGGAAGGGCTAGATCCCAATATAAGGGATAGAGTTTTCCAGCATTAATTGTAGTTTTATGACCGAATGAACGGTCAAAGGTTGAGCGGGAGATTTGTTGAGATTCGATAGTAGAGAATCTCTCTTGTGTAGTTAAGTTAGATTTCATTACTTAGTTTTTCCTTTCTTTTTTAAAGTTTTTTTCTGAACAGGTTTTTTAGGAGTTGGAGAAGTTTCAGGACGAATTTCTGGTCCCCTGAAAGATGTGTCATTTTGTTCCTTTAATGATGTTGCGTTAGTAATAAGTTTTGGTGTCATAGGAGTTATTTCACCAGTATCAGTGTTATAAGTTCCTATTTGGAAGAGAGTGAAGTCAGCAGGGTGTTTGTAGAAAGCGGTGTCGGGTTGATTACATACGACACGGAATTGTTCTGTTGCGTCTCGATCAGATGCGAGACAGATTACTCCGGCGAAAGAGTCGACCGCTTTGTCGTGTACAGAGAAGAGTTTCATTTTTTGTCCTTTGAGAGCTGTAGCTCTGCTTTTAGCTTAAGGTGATTCTTAAGCCATGAATTGATACCGTTGGTTTTTTGATCGTTTGATTCTGAGCGAAGTTCAGATTTAGCTGGATTAGCATCGTTGATAAGATACTTCGCATATTTCTGATAATCATCAGTAGTAGAGTATTTTTCTTTAGTTCTGTCCTCGTATTGCCGAAGAAGTTCTTCATCAAGAACTTTTAGTTTCTTGAGGTAGTAACGAGGGAGAGGTGTTTGTGATTGAACCAATTGTTTTTTATGTTTTCTTAGATATTCTAAGCCTATTGCTGGACGTTTGGAGCACCGCATGTAGTCACTGACGATCTCGCCAGTGGTTTCGTTTACAGCGGAGTGTTTTTTTAAAGCATAGGAAGCGATGTAGTAGGCAGTTTTTACGTTGGCTTCGCCGATTGAGTGATGACCGTAAGACCAGAGTTTTTTTAACTGGTCAGAGGTGAAGAGAGGATAGCCTTTTTTCGTTTTTCTAACGAGTTCTTGGTTCGGAAAGTTGTGTCCGAAGATAATTGCGTGGAAATGGGGTCTTAAAGTTTGAGAGCCATATTCTACGCTATAGATGTAACGGATTTTTTTTTTTACATTTTTTCGGAATTTTTTAAAGAATTTTTGAATGTCGTCACGAAGTTGTTCCGAGGTAGAGCGAACATTAGTTTCGTCATAGGTTAGAGTGATAAATGAGTTTTGTTTATGCATAGCCATTTCGTGTTGGCAACGCATTGCCCATTCGTTTGCACGTTGTTTTAAGCATTGTTGGCATTTTCCACATGGGACCCTGAGGTTACCCTCAGGGTTAGGGGTGAAAAGCCCGTCAGTGGTCGAAATGGAGCCAATTAAGGGCATGTAGCACATAGGCTAGAGCCTGATTCCGCCGCGCATATTGCGGGGGGCGATGTTGACAGCTTGAGTTTTCATGCCGCGTTTGAAGGATTTGGCAGAGGATTGTTGAGACATTTTTTTACGTTTCACGTTGTTTTCTCCAGTTTAGGTTGAGTTGACAGTTTACCCTTTTTTGAAAAGGTGTCAATGGGCACATATTAATCAAGTAAGGGATGTGCCCGATTGAATTATTTTTGGGCTCCGCTATCAGGTTTCACCTGATTTGGACCGGGAGACACTGCTTTTGAGTCAGAGGAGGGTTCGGTCTTTATTTCTTTTTTGTTTAGTTTTATCAGACCGTATTGTTCTGCACGATGAGCATTGTTAGGGTCCGTAAGCCACGTTTCAAATTTTGATAAGTCGTGGTTGAGTTCGTTGCGGAGAGCCTGAGGTAATTTCGCGAATTGTTCTCTCGCGAATGAAATTTTCTCATAGGATGCTTCGAATTGAGGAGTTTGAGTATCGTCCGTATAAATCATTTGAGACGGATCGATACCAGGAAGCATTTTAGTTCTGGTGTAGATGTCCATAATGTTATTGATCTCAGTCATGGGAGTTTGTGATTGATCTGTGAGAATAGGTTCGTCACAGTTTACAGTGACTCTACGTTTTCTGAGAACATAATCTGGAAGACATTGAGGATAAGGTAATGCCGATTCGAAATAGTCCTTTCTCATACGTCTAGTCGTGATACCTTCG